ATCTACGGACAGCAAGTACACAAAGCCGCAGAGGATTACATCAAAGACGGCGTGCCTATACCGGAGAAGTTTGCCTACATTAGAGGAGTAGTAGAAGCACTAGGAAGAAAGGAGGGAGAGAAGCACACAGAATTAAGACTAGGCGTTAAGAGACTTGATGAGGGTTACGAGCCTTGTAAGTTCTTAGGTAAGGATGTCTGGTGGCGCGGTATCGCTGACTTGGTAATTATTGACGGTGATACTGCGTATTCTGTGGACTACAAGACAAGTAAGAATGCTAAGTATGCGGATGTGAAGCAGTTAGATTTGGTTGCTGGGGGGATATTCACACACTTTCCACAGGTAGATAAGATCAGATCCGCATTGATATTTCTAGTAAGTAACGACGTTATAAAGAAAGATCACTACCGAGAACATATGCACAACTACTTATCCACATTTGATCCACTGTTAGATAGGTTAGAAATAGCTGAGGAATCAGGGGTTTGGAACGCTAAATCAGGGCCGTTATGTAGGTTTTGCCCCGTGGTATCATGCGAACACCACCCCAATAACTAAGGAACTGTTATGGCTAGAAACTACGATAGAGAATACAAAAAATACCAAGGCACTGAGGAACAGAAGAAAAATCGAGCGATGCGTAATGCAGCTAGGCGCAAAGCACTAAAGAACGGTACGGTTAAAAAGGGGGATGGCAAAGATGTGGCACACAACAAAGCTATATCCAAAGGTGGTACAAATAAGCATGGTACTAGAGTCACTTCTGCTTCTGCTAATCGTAGCTTTGATCGTAATTCAAGGAAGGGTCTAGTATCCGAAACAAGTCCGAGGGAGCGAAAACGGCGTGGAAATAATAAACGATAAAGCATTACTTATACGCACAAGACGACCAGAACTAATCACAGAGCGAATCGAAAACAGCAAGATAATCAGTCAGGAGGGAGACATTTTTAATATCGCCATCAAATGGGGTTTTCAGGAATCCCAAGAGTTGGCACGCCTACGAGTTAGGAACGTGCCGTCGCCAATGAAACGAGACTATGAGTGGACAGGGAAATTCCAACCCTACAACCACCAACGTGATACAGCATCGTTTCTCACACTTAACAAGAAAGCATTTTGTTTCAACGAGCAAGGTACTGGTAAGACAGCATCAGTTATATGGGCCGCTGATTACCTGATGAAACTAGGACTTATACGTAGAGTGCTAGTCATATGCCCCCTATCAATTATGAAGTCGGCGTGGCAGGAAGACTTGTTTACGTTTGCTATGCACCGTGGTTGTAGTGTGGCTCATGGTACATCAGACGCCAGAAAGAAGATCATCAACGCTGGGTCAGAGTTTGTCATTATTAACTTTGATGGTGTTGGCGTAGTTGAGGAAGAGATAAAGAAAGGTGGGTTTGACCTGATCGTGGTTGACGAAGCTAACGCTTACAAGAACCCACAGACTAACCGTTGGAAGATACTAAAGCGCATCACAGAAAAGCCAGAGTGGTTGTGGATGCTTACTGGTACGCCAGCAGCCCAGTCGCCAGTAGATGCGTTCGGTTTGGCACGGCTAGTCAACCCACAGAAAACACCGAAATACTACGGGCAGTTCAGAGATCAGGTGATGTACAAGGTCTCGCAGTTTAAATGGGTACCTAAATCTAATGCGAAGGATACGGTGCATAAAGTATTGCAACCCGCTATTCGGTTTGAGAAAGATCAATGTCTCGATTTGCCAGACGTTACGTTTGTAGATAGAGAAGCACCACTTACTCCACAGCAGACCAAGTATTACAACAAGCTAAAGAAGCTAATGGTCATGGAAGCAGGGGGTGAGCAAGTATCTGCTGTCAACGCGGCGACTAACTTAAACAAGTTGTTACAGATATCTGGTGGTGCAGTTTATTCAGATGAGAAAGAAGTTATTGAGTTTGATGTCTCTAATCGTATCAACGTAATCCTAGAGGTTATTAACGAGGCATCACATAAGGTATTGGTGTTTGTTCCTTTTACTCATACGATAGAACTACTAAAGAATCAGTTAGAGAAAAACAAAATCACGTGCGAAGTTATCAATGGTGCGGTGCCACTAAACAAAAGGTCAGAGCGAATCAAAGACTTCCAAACCAAAGATGATCCTCGCGTATTACTAATCCAACCGCAAGCCGCTTCTCATGGTTTAACTTTGACGGCGGCGAACACAATCATTTGGTATGCACCAGTGACTAGCGTAGAGACTTACCTACAAGCCAATGCACGTATTGATAGGCCAGGTCAGAAGAACGCTATGACCATAGTGCACATCAAAGGGAGCGAAGTCGAGAACCGATTGTATTCTATGTTGCAAAACAAAATCGGTACTCACTCAAAGATCATTGATCTTTATCGACAAGAAATATCAGAATAGTATTTGACTTTGTCAAACTAGCTGGTATACTTGTAATTTCCTACAACACAAGAAGGAGGTTCTTATGGCGACTAAGACGTCAGTTGTATTGCTTGATGAAAAAAGAAAACCGGCTGTTAGTAAGTCTGCTGGTTACATGGAGCGAGAGTCTACTGCGTGTTTCAAGTTAGGTTCTATTTTATTCGTACCTACTTACGTTCAATCGAAGATGGGCATTGTTGAATACGTAGGGCCAAGTGCTTCTACTGAAAACAGCAGACGCTTTACTGAGCTTGAGCTTAGACGTATGGGTGCTCATCGAGTATCAGAGTTTCTATGGAAGAGGGCTTGGATAGATGGAAGATAACATCGGAGCAGAGCAGTACGTAGCCGCATACAAGAAAATACGTGAGGCTATAAAAGAGAAAGAGAGTGCTTTTAAACAAGAGATAGCTGACCTGAAGGAGAAGCAGCAGATCCTTAGCACCAAGCTACTTGAGTTTTGTAATGAGCACAATCTGGATAGCATCAAAACCAGCGAAGGTACTGTATCTCGTAGGGTCATCACCAAGTTCTGGTGTAGTGACTGGGATCAGATGCACACCTTTATTAAAGAGAACGACGCTATGCACCTACTAGAAGCTAGGTTACATCAGGCTAATCTTAAGCAGTTCTTACAAGATAACCCTGACAAGATGCCTATTGGGTTGCAGAGCAATAGTGAATATGCAGTATCAGTCCGTAAACGAAGTTAATCTCAAGGAGAACAAATGGGAAACGTAGCAATCTTTAAAGATAAAACCGCAGTTGCTAACACAAGCAAGCGAGAGCTTAGTGAACTGTCCAAGTCGCTAATGAAGAAATCAAGTGTCACTAATCGACGCTTGCAAGTACAACCAAACGGCACATTCAAACGGGTCATCAACGGAGAGCAAATAGGTAACGCCGTGCGTGGTGAAGTCAATGTGATTATCGTTCACATGCTAGAAAATGTGTCACGTATCTATTACAAAGAAAAGTTTGACCCTAAGAAAGAAGCCACATTACCTAACTGTTGGTCAAACATTGGTGACAAACCAGAGGCAGCGGCATCAGATAAACAAAGTGCTACATGCCTTACATGTCCACAGAACGTTAAGGGTTCTGGTGAGGGTGGTAGTGGTAGAGCATGTAGATTCCAACGTCGTGTATCTGTGATTCTTGAAGGCGATGAAACTGGTGCTGTGTACCAACTTAATATCCCTGCTAAGTCTCTATTCGGCAAGGGTGTTGATAACGTACATCCGTTCGAGTCATACGTGAAATACCTACTCGCTAACAACGAGAGTATTGATAATGTGATTACTAACGTAGCTTTTGATCCTAACGCAGACACGATGGAACTTGTGTTTACTCCTATGCGGCATGCTACTGATGGTGAGTACGAGTTAGTTAGGCAGGCACAAGCATCACCAGAAGCTAAAATGTACACCGCCATTACTGTGGCACAAGCAGATGGAGTTACAAAGAAACCTAAAGAAGAGCCAAAGGTACAGCGTTCTGATGAGCCAGACGACGAGGATGAAGTAATTGAAGAACCTCAAGTCCGTGCAAAGAAGCCAGCTGAAGAAGCACCGAAGCCAAAGAAAGATGCCGCAGAAATCGTAGACGAGTGGTTGACTGAGTAATGGGCTACGGTTACAGCATACGGTTGATACAACTCAACAAAAGTGCCGACCGAAAGCTGTTAGGTGTTCGCTTGGGGAAACTGTGTATTAAGCATGACTTACCAGTTTCCTCGGTGGCTTCTAAATTGGGTGTGAGTAGACAGACAGTTTATAACTGGTTCATTGGTGCTACTCAACCCAAACCGGCTTTTGCTTCGCGTGTAGAAAATTTAATTAACCGCCTTAAATAAGAGAGCGACTTATGGATCTACTTAATACAGTACAGCCGTCCACTGGGTGGTTTTGCGTATTAGGTATAAAAGAAGACAAATCACCACAACAACATCTGGTACAGACAAGAGAGGAAGTAGATGAAATCGTTAAGGATCTTGTTGCTGATAATTGGAATGTATTTTTTGCAGTTGCCAAGTTTGCAACAGGGGAAAACCGTAGAAAAGAAAATGTCCAGTTACTTAAGTCTTTTTGGGTAGACATAGATTGCGGTGAATCTAAAGCTGTAGTTAATCCTGATACCGGCAAACCCGCTGGTTATATAGATCAAGCTACCGGACTGACCGCACTTAAAGAGTTCTGCGAGAAGATAGGATTACCTGACCCAATCGTAGTTAATTCTGGTAGAGGCATACACGCATACTGGCCTTTGCTTGAGGAGTTAACACGGCAGGAATGGGAACCTGTAGCACGTAGGATTCGGGATTTATGTGTAACTCATAACTTTTATGCCGATGGCGCAGTTACAGCTGACGCGGCTAGGATTCTTAGGGTACCTAACACTTATAACTTTAAAGACGATACTCCTAAAGAAGTAACCATATTGGAGGAAGCAGAACCCACATCTATTGTGGATATGCGCGAGTTATTAGGTGTAGAGGAAGGGCTAGAAGAAGCGCCAAAACGAGAGTTGTCTGAACTAAGCAAGTCTCTGATGGCTAATTATTCTTCTTCCTTCACTAAGATCATGGTGCGTAAGGATAGCTGTCAACAGCTTATAAGTTGTTATAAAGATCGTGCGACCCTTTCGGAGCCTAGATGGTTTAACGCATTGGCGATAGCTAAGTTTTGTAGTGATAAAGACAAAGCTATTCACAAGCTATCAAAAGACCATCCAGACTACGACCCTGCTACTACAGAGGAAAAGATTGAGCACATCAAAGGCCCACATGGTTGCGTGGAGTTTGAGAAGTCAAACCCAGGTGGTTGTGAAGGCTGCCCACACAAGGGGCTTATTACATCGCCAATACAGCTAGGCAAACAAATCCTAGAAGCGAACGAGGAAGACAATACCGTAGTAGTCGCCAGTGAGGAGGAAGGGGAAGAAGATGAAGTCCATGTTATTCCTAAATATCCAGACCCTTACTTCAGGGGCAAAAACGGGGGAGTATACCTGAACCCCTTGGATGAAGACGAAGAGCCCATATGTATATACGAGCATGACTTATATGTAGTTAAACGTATGCGCGATCCAGATCGTGGCGACATGGTTGTTATCAAGTTACACCTGCCTGCGGATGGTGTGCGTCAGTTTGCGATTGAAGCTGCGTTGATGTCGAAGCTATCGGACTTAGCGTCTGAGTTAGCTAGGCATGGGGTTATAACTTTGGGAAGAAAGAAATCAGAACTAGTAGCCATGTATATAGCTGGTATGACTAGGCACTTACAATATACAAAGAAAGCGGAGGTTATGAGAACACAGTTTGGATGGGCTGATAATGACAGCAAGTTTATTTTGGGCGATAGAGAGATTACAGCTAATGGTATTTACCATAGCCCTCCATCACACGTAACAGATCAACTCGCAAGTATGATACATAAAGCGGGTTCGTTTGATAGGTGGAAAGAGATATGGCATCTGTACGGTAGAGAAGGTATGGAGTCTAAAGCGTTTGCCGCGCTAAGTGCGTTCGGTT